CCAACCCACATTCGGGGACAACATATAACCGGTCTTCTAAAATCGCAAGGTCTGTGCAATTGTCAGGGTTATCGTAAATGTCAACCCAAATCACTTCTTCATCATAGACCCGACCAGCGCGTTGCATTCCCGCACTGGCTTCAAATTCACAAGGCGCAGTAAGAATTTTAACGCCGTCGTCTGTATTTACAGCAATTGTGCCTTTTTCCAAGCGCACACGATAGGCTGTTTTATGTTCAGCGCCCGTTAGCACAGTCCATGCGGGGATCGTAATCGCCCGTTCGTACACGCTAGGCAGGAAGCTGTGGGTTGTCACAATATCAGCTTGCGGCATCTTAAATAGTTCAGCTTCAAGCGCTTTGACTTTTTCAGCCATAGGCAAAGCAACAGCAAAGCCTTTGCCGTATGTTACTGAGGATGGCGCGTATGTAATCACGATGCCATTACCACCCAATTTGTGCCATCTGATACAAGGGTTGCCCATGCGCCCACGGTGGCTGGAAGTATTGCTGTGCCTGGTGTAGCGCTACCAATTGGAGCGACATCGCTAGAAGCCGACACAAGAGTCTGGGCTTGAAGGTTTTTAAAAGTCACCGCGCGGCCAACTGATGTTGCAGCAGACGGCAACGTAACCGTGCAAGTCGAACCCGATTTGTTGTTGATGACCCAGCCTGCGGTGCTATCAAGTGTAAAGTCAACAGTTCTAGTAATAACAGGCGGCCGTTCAGTCAATCCAGTACCACCATTTGTAAGGGGCAAAACGCCCACAGTTCTAGTAGTAACGTCAAGAGTGCCCGTAGTCCTAGAAGCAATGTCAATAGCGCCGGTGGTTTGGGTGGTTAAGTTTACGCCCGATAAAGTACCACCTAACACAAGATTGCCTGCGGTTGTCACAGTGCCCGTTAAAGTAACGCCGTTGACAGTGCCAGTTCCATTTACTTGCGTAACGCTACCACTTCCAGTACCCGCACCTAAATTTGCACGGGCTTGGGCTGCGTTATCTGCGCCAGTACCGCCGTTTGCAATTTGAGCAACGCCCAAAGTTGAGCCGCCAGACACAACGTAAATGTTGTTTAAAAATCTAAACCATTCGCGTGAAATTAACCCCGTATTTGCATCAGTCAACGCTACACGCGCTGATGGAATTTTGGTAATATTTTGAGGGTTAGACATTTGTCGGACTCATTTGCAGTTCAGCGCCCATGATGGCAATCTTAATTGGATCGGTAGCTGACACTTCGTAAACGCGGTCGCGCAACTTTAACGTCATGCCCAATCTACGCCAAATAACACGGCGGCCAAATTCACCCGTCTTACCCATTGACCGCCAGTGGCTGTTGCTCCAAGTATGGCCGCCGTCGTCAGACCAACGCAACATAACTTGTGGGTCAATTGCGGTTGCGGTAAGTTGACCTTTTTGAACTAATATTTTTCCACCTATAACAGATGGCCCTTCAACAAGTACAAGTTGACCACCATCTTCTTGAACAAGATCGTCACCGCTTTCGGTAAGTAATATTTCATTAAGCGTTGGGTCAGGGTATTCCCAAACAAGAAAATCGCCGCCTTCAGTAAGCAAATCATCATTTGGGTTTGAAATGTCAATAGATATGATAGGCGTTGTAACGTCAGAGTTAATTGCGCCAGTTTCAGCGTCAAGTTGAAGCGAGTGCTGGGCCGTACGTTTTAAATCGTTTGCGCCCGTAGACAACGCCCGCCATGACCGCAACCATTTTTGAGGTTGCCCACCGTCTGAAAATACTTCTAAGTCAAAAGCATAGATGTTGCCAAGTTCATGGTCGCCAACAACAACTTCGTTGCTAAACGACATTTGGCAATTTGAACGATGGCGGGTAAACGAACCATTTATAAACGCAGCGCGTTCATGCCATAAGTTTGTTGCTACATCAAACACCCATGTTGTGTTTGCAGATGGAAAAATTAACACATAAAACGAATGGCCGTCTTGCTGGTATGTGTAAGCAATAGCGTCCGACAAATTGCCATATTGCTGAATCTGCCACTCAACAGCGTGAGTAGACACGCGCTGGGCGGTATAGCCATTAGCGCGGTAAACAATACCACGGCCACGGGCATCCGCGCCTAGCCAGAAAATACCGTTGTCCAGTTTGGCAACCGAAAATGCTGCAATACAGCCAACTTCGTTAAACGCGCCTTGGACGGGCGTTAATGGAAAATCGGCAGCGCCAGAGTCATACCAAACTTCAACAGAATTGGTTCCAAACAACCACGCTTCGCGGTGGTCAACCAAAATCGACACCAAGCCGTCAGGAGAGCCTTCAGCGCTTGCAAAATCTAACGGGTCAATGGATGTACCATCTTGCAAGCTAGTGATCCACAAACGCTGGCTATTGGGTTCATTAAACACAAAGTAACCATCCAAATAGCCCACGGTGACAGCGCCGGGGAAATCTGGGTCAGTAATCTGCGCAAACGCTAGTGTCAGACTGTTGTAAATAAAACTAGGGCCGTTGCAAGCAATAAATAATTGTGTGCCATTGTCCGACATGCTGACAGGGCCAGATGATCCAGCTACTGTACCAATTGGGCTTACGCCCCAAATAGAATCAATTTTATAAAGCACTTCGCCAGATACGGCGTAACCGTAGCCACCAAATTGCCACAACCCACGAATTGGGCCGTCGCCCATGTTGGCAAGAAGTTTTAGGCCAGGGGCGCGGTTTAGAAACGCCGGTTCTTTTCCACCTTCAGGAACAGCCTCAGGGAAAAGATTGACCATGCGGGCATCGGCAGCATTTACCGATCGCGCAACATAAGTGCCGCCCAGAATCGGTGTTTTCATCAGTAGTTACCGGCGTAAATGTTGAAACGCTGGCGTGTTGCCACAATCGCATAAGGCAACGACATCACATCGTCTGGGTTATTGATACGCTTGAGATTGCGCTTGCTGGTCATGGCAATGCGCTGCACTTGTGAACTTGGCTCAACACCATACTCAGGGGCAATTTCCATTGCCAAGTTGTAAGTAAATGCGCGCAAATAGCCTGGTGGAAACAACATTTGTGTCGCCAACGTAGCAGGCTGATTGATTTTTTCAACCGAAATAAAATGCCACTCCAAGTCCCGTGTGGGGCGAGGGTACACCGTCATGGTGAAATTGGGGTATGTGTTATTGACAAAAATGACTTGCGGGTATGTGGATGTTACAGTTTTAACCGCAATGCCGTCATACTGTTGTTGATTGATAAATTTAATACCAAACGACACGTTTGTGCCAGGGTCACGGTAATACGTTGCATCATCTAGCAACACGGGGCGCAAGCCCACAAAGTTACCAGTTGGGCCAAGAGTGCGGGTAATCTCGCCGGCAGGCCAAGTAAAAATTTGATCTTGTGTGGCAAACACCGACAGTCGCTCGGTGTTCCATGAGTCGATCATCTGATCGAGCGCGGTTAGCGCGTCATTTGACATGTCTGCCGAAGGTGTTTCACCTTCAGCCAGTACACCTAGCAAGCGCAATGCTCGGTTGATTTGTTCGCCAGCGGTGTACGTTGCCATTCTCAGACTCCTTCGGTTGCACCCTCGACAACTTGAGTTCGACGGGTAGATTTGCGTTTTGTCCCCAATACGTTTACAGGGGCCGCATCTTCGGAGTCCGAAGGCGTGTCTACATTGTAGCGTGTCCAGCCATTATTTTCATCTGCAACAGCTTCAAGTTCCATTGTGGCAACTTTACAGCCGTGAATTGGGTGGCTAAGATAAATGTTCATATTGAGAAAAGGGGGTGATTAGCCCCCTTTTGGTTAGGATGCTACCAATGGGACAGAATACCACTGAGTAGTAGAAGACGCTACCAACAATGAACTGGTAAGGTTTGTAATGCTATACGCACCGTTAGCCGCAACTGCATTGATTGCCCCGCCAGTGGCGGGATAAATATTCAACGCGCCAGCAGCGGTGTTTTTAACAATAATTACCATACCAGCTACCGCTGTAGGCAAAATTACGCCTTTAGTACCATCTGCCGCCGAAACAACATTGATACCTTCAGCTAGTGCAGCAGCATTGCCTTGAGTACTGCCCGCCGCTGCAACAGCAGCAACAGGAAGACGAATAGCGCCAGTTGACGTGCCGGTTAAATTGCCGGTTACGGTTGTAGCGGTTATGGTCGTAGCAGTTACCGCTTGCAACGCTGACGCGCCAGTTACGGTTACGCTTTCAAATTCAGGGTCGCTAAACGCGACGCCTACAGCTTTTGTATTTGGCATGATGTTTCCTTTAAAAACAGGGGCCGAAGCCCCCGTTAGGTTTAAGCAATGCGGTACGCCGTCCAAGTGCCGTCGCCTGTTTTACGAGCGCGGAATTGGGCCGAAGTATCAACAGCTACCGCAGCAACACCGACAATTGTCCAGCCAGTGCCAGCAGCCAAAGTGACTGAATCAGAACCGGCTGCGTCGATATTGATGATGATAAAGTCAAACGCGGCATTTACTTTAGAAGCACTAGAAATGTCTGCTTCAACCAAAGCAACGGTTGGCAAAGTTAAATTGCCAGCCGCGCCGTTAAATACAAACAAACCGTTTGCCAGTTGAGCGCTAGTCATTGTCGCAGCCGCAGCTACGGCTGTTGGAGCGCCTTGAACAAACAGTTGTGCTTCACCGATATTGCCGTCACCAAGCTGGTAGCCACCAGCGCCATTAGGGAGTGCCATGATATTTTCCTTTAAAAAATGTTACGAAATGAAGCCCCCGAAGGGGCATTCAGATTAGCCCCAGATACGGCAGGCCATTTGTGGACGAATTGTGCTGAAACCGTACAAAACGTCAATACGGCAAGGCAAACGATCGTTGTTGATGTCGTACTGGCGAACCACACGCAAGCTGATACCGTTATGAACGGCACGGGCAGCCATGTCAACGCCTTGGGGCAACAACAAGTCAGCGGTCGCAAATGTGATCGCATCTTTGTGGTAAACCAAGTTTTGTGCGTACTGAGTGGATGCAGCACCCACAAAGGTCACAACACCACCAGTTGCAGGCAATGCGCTCATAGTAGCCAAAGCGTGTGCAGCGGAGTACATAGCCGCCACGGTCACAGTCCAAGTACCACCCACGGCAGTAGAGTCAGTTAAAGCAACGAATTGGAACAAAGAACCAGTTGACTCGCGGGTCTGTGGGTTAACAGCATTGCAACCACTGATTGTGAACACGTCACCAGCTTTAATGGTGGTGACTACAGAGCCTTGCTCCAACAGAATGGTTTCTGAACCTTCGGAAGTAACGCCTGGGGTTTTGACCAGTGTAGAAGCAGAAGCGCTGCGTGAACCAGTTGTGTGCTGCTTGATAGACTGAGACATGTTGACTTCTTCAAAGCCCAACACGCCCATACCCATCATGCCGTTCTTGAATTGCTTGCTGATAGTGTCTGTTGGGTTAAACAGACCTTTCATGCCTTCAACCAAGCCAGCGTTAGCAGCAGGGTTTACGGTAGCGTAACGTGGAGACATCACAGCAGCGTTTTCGTTCAGCTTCTGCTGGGCTTGCAACAAGACCAAAGAAGTTGAAGGAGTTGTGCCAGGAGTGCCAACAGTGTTACCAATGGTTTTGTATGCGTTGGCGACGTCAGCATCAATAGAAGATGCCAACTGGCTGATACGAGGCTTAAGCACACGTTCTGCAAAGTCGTCCAACTGCATTGTCAATTCAGCAGATGTAAAGTTGACACCAATGTGCTTTTGTGAAGCAACAGTCAAAGTTGTGAACTGTTCGTTGTCGTCTTGCACTTGCAAGGCAGCACCATCAGTTACCAAAGCGCGGTCGGGTAAGCGAATACGCAGTGTAGAACCGATTTTAGCGCCTTCAACAGCAAAGCTGTCGTCGTACTGGCGGTTCACGTTACGGGTAATTACAAGGTTGTTCTCAAGAATTTCGAGAGCCTTGCGTGTGATCATGTCGATCGTCAGAATACTATTAGACATTTCAAAGTCCTTTCAAAAAATTAACGGTTGCGTTGCGCTTCATACTTACGAATCTGGCGATTGCGTTCGGCTTCAATCCAATCCGAGGTAGACATGGTTTTGATTGACCTTGGGTCAGTCGTGTCATGGCTCGGGCTTCCCGAAGACCGCGCAGTCACCGGACTAATAGGTGTTGGCGCAGAAGTTGTTTTCTTCACCGGAGGATTGTCAGACAATCTGACTTCAATCTTTCCGATTTCCCTTGCCTGCAAAATAGGTGACAAACGGGCAATGCGTTCAGCCTCCTTGGGGTTTGAACCTAGCCAATAAGCTAGATCAGGCCCAAGATCAGAATACTGAATTGTTTCAGCCATTACGTCGGTGATTCGCAGCTTGGGGTTATACACGACGTCTTCAAAATCGTCGTATTTGTCCCGTGCTTTTTCCTCACGTTCGCCATAAGCCTCTACAATTTCAGCTTGTTCCTTTTGGCGATCCCGTTGAGCAATCAATTCTTCGGCTTTTCTGAGGGCCAGTGCTTCCGCATAGGCATCAGTGCTTTCAAAATTGTCAATCGACGGCATTTCCTTGGGAGCAACTGGCACGGTTTGCCGCGCAGCTTGTTCACGTTCCCACTTGCGCTGTTCTCTTGCGAGGCGCTTGCCAATAGCAGCGTCAAGTTCCTCTTGCGAGAATGTCTTAACAGGCTGGTTCTCAGCTACTTCCGGCGAAGATACTGCAACTTCAGGTGTGGCCGTCACATCCTTCGTTGGCGCGGAGTCTACTTCCGCTAGGTTTTGGACTTCTTCAGTCATGTTTTAACTCTTTAGAGTTCCCGGTGAACCTCACCGGTAAGGTTTAAAGCATTCGAGTAACAACCCTCTGACCAGCCGTCAGGCCAGTTGCAAAAGTAATTGTTGTCGTATTGGTTTCAGTATAGTCGTAATTAAACTCTTTGACGAGTCCATCGACAATAACCATCAAATAACCGCCAAGGCCGTATTCAGGCACAGTAAACACTGTCTGTCCGGCAGCAGCAACAATAGTTGGGTTTTGAACACCTAAAACACTATTTACGCCATCAACAGACCAAATCAAATTGTCTAGCGAATCTTTAAGCAACAACGTGTAACGCGATGGGCCAAACCACACATTAGCTTCGCCACGCGAGTCTAGGATTACAGGGTTTGCATTTGCAGTAGTTGCCGCGCTGCTTGTATAAGTAACCAATGGCACAGTTGTGCCGCTGGCGTAAGTAAACAGTTTACCGCCAACCAAAGGGACACCCGCAGCCGTAAAAAACTGCATTTTTGGTGATGGGCTAAGAGTAGCAATCATGCGCTTTCCAATTCTTTAATTTGCGCGGTAATAGTGGCCGTTGATGTGTCGCGGTCAATACTCATACAGCCTTTACACACGATGTTGTAATCTACACCATTTGCGTCTTTTTCGCTTTTAACAGGCACTGTAATGTCTAAGTTTTTAAACAAATATTCTTTGCCGTTCTCAAAAACGCGCCAGACGTGATCCATTGAGCCGCGCCCAGCTTGGCCACGGCTTTTATTGAACCTGATCTGGTATGTGTTCATACAATCTCGGCGGCTGGCGCTGGGCAAGCCTGCGGTTGATGGATTACTGTCAAGTTGAAATGCACAAACTTAATTGGCAGTTCAGCAGCGTGGCGTGTAAAAGAATGAGCAAGCCATGAGTTAGCAAAAATCATCATGCCAGGCTTTGGCGTAAAGTTAATCATTTTGCTGGCTGGAGTGGCTATATTGATATCTTGTTCTGGCAAGTCAATTTGCACCTTGGCTGCACGGGGGTCGTGGAACACTACACGGGAACAATCTTCTGGGGTTTCCAAAAAGTAAAAACCCACAATTTGAGAACCAAAGCCATGAACGTGCGCGTCCATTGCAGAATGTTTGTAATGCTCTTGTGTCCACATTTCTGTAAATTGCACCGCCCTGTCTTGCATGGCGTAACCTTGTTCATTGAGTATGTTCCAAGCTGTTGAACCAATAAACTCAGAAAACTTGGCTATGCGGGGGTCAGTAAAATAACTAGCCGTCATGTAGACAGGGTAGATTTCATTTAAATCACGATTTTTGCGTTGGACTTCTAAGGCTTCTTCAGAAACAGGGTTAACCGCTTCTAAAAAGTCAGGACGCTCAATAATGTAAATTGGGCAAGGAAACTGATGCGCAACTTGAAGTTGTGTTTGCAGAACAACTTCAGCCACCGACTCGGCAGCTTTACACACTTTTTGTTTTAACTTTTTAGTTGCAGTTTTTGCCATGGTTTGATCCTTGTTGTTTGGGTTGTCAGTTTACAACTTGAACCCATTGCCAAGCAAGAAAATCAAACTTGTATTGATTATTGTCAACTGGTTTGGCTGGAGCCTCTTTCCAATTATTGTCTGCGCCGCACCAAGCCATGGTTACACCTTCAACTGGTTCAGGGTAAGGAACGGGGGGAACCATTGTGTTGGTAGCCTCATCAAGTACCCATGTAGTCCAGTTTTCAGGGTATGGCCGGTTGTAAAAAGCATCGCGAATTTCTTGTTGCACCGCAACTTTTTCTTCTGCGGTCATGTCGCGTACAGCCCACACGTCAGTCCAAACGCCATCTACTTTAGTGTAGGTTGGAATGTCGCTGTCTAAGACTTGATACATGCCAAGTGCAGGGCGCTCAACACGAATAAACGGTTCCCAATGTGTAGGGATTAAACCAAACGCTTCAAGAAGGTTGTCTTCAAAAGCAGGATGGTTTTTGGTTACGCCGTTTTCAGTTTCAATATAAAGGTTCATGGTTTGTCGCCTGTACAAGTTGATGGGTACGAGCGTGTGTTACCCGGCCAAATAATGC